AAAAGAATCGCTATCGCTCGTGTATTAGCAAATACGTCTGAATACATTACCGAAGCCTTCGAAAATAGTGTTGGAACACAATTTTCCAACATGAAAACATTCAAAAAATTCTGCTTAGACTTAACAACCGTCGCACTTCCAAGCTTAATCGCTAACGATTTAGTTATTGTCTATCCGATGAAATCCAGAACTGGATACATCCAATACTTAAAATTCACTGCTGGTTCAAATAAGGGTGGCGTTGCTCAAGGCGACTTGTTCAATGATCCATTCAAACTTGGTGATATGAGCACAAACCGTGTTAACTACACTGGTTCAGCCGTCACTGAACATGTCGAAGTCGAATCATCTGAAGGTGTCGAAGTCACATTAGCGTGGACTCCAGTCGTTGCTGATGCTTTTGGCACTGGGCAGACAGTCAAACATATTGCAACTGATGGTACGATTACTTACTTAGCAGTCACTGATGGTAAGGTTACTGTTCTTTCAACAGGTACAATTGCCTATGTCTATGACAACGTCTTGATTCCGCAAAACGATGTTCCACAATTAACCGCTAGCTTAGAAGGTATCGAACTTGCTGCGAAAGCACGCAGAATCGGTATCTACTATTCGCAATTAGCCGCTTTCCAAGCAAAGACCGAAATGGGCGTTGATCTTGGTGAAGTTCTTGCAACTCAAGCTTGTGGCGAATTGAGCTATGAAATCGATAGCGAAGTCGTTCACCTATTAGCTGATAATGCAACATCCCACGATGACTTATCATGGAATAAGAGACTCCCAATTGGTGTTTCCAAACGTGACCACTATGCTGGTTTCGCGGAAATCATCGAACTTGGTTCACAACACATCTATGACGCAACAAAGAAACACGCTGCGAACTATATGATCGCATCAAGCTCAATCAAACCAATCTTAACATTAATGGAAGGCTGGAAAGCTGCTTCAACTGCTAAGATCAATGGTCCATATTTTGCTGGCGACCTCAATGGTATCAAAGTGTTCATCAGTCCTGCGATCACAGCTGGTACATTCGTACTAGGCTATAATGGTGGCGACATGCTGACATCAGCCGCTGTCTATGCTCCATACATGGCAATAGTTCCAACTCAATTACTTGGATTCTCTGATGGTGCAATGAGCCAAGGATTCTCGACCTTATATGACTTAAAGATGCTTAACAGCGCCTTATTAGTCGCAGGGTCAGTAGTTGACATCGCTCTTGATCCGATTCTTACCGAAGCAGGTGCTTAGTTAATTGAATCACAAATAATTAGACAAGAAGAAGGCTTAACATTAAGTCTTCTTTTTTTGTTGCTATTTTTCTTCACTTCATTGTATGATATAATAAAACGTATGGAGGATTAAAAATATGATGATGGAAACAAGAACAGTGGCGTCAGAAGATATTCAGAAATTAATTAACGATAGAGTAGAATTTATAAGAACTTTTCCTACAACTAAGACCTTTACAACATATAAAGGTCAAACAATAACTCGAAAGCTATATTCATTTGAAGTTGATTTTCCATCACTTAAGCAACAAGCAATTATCTTTACGCACGGTAAAACCGGATACACTCTTTGGTTTTTAAATGCTAAAAAGAAGTTATGTGTTGTTGATGCTGCAACAATTAAAAACAATAGTATTTATCTAACTATAACAATTGACGCCAAAGATCGCAAAACACAAACATTTATGACCTTAGACCGATTTCTATCTCTTATTGAGCAAGGCGACTTCACCATTACAATGAAAAAGTTTGTTGATACATATTTACAACCCATTACCGACAGCAAGTACTATAAGAAAAAACTAGAAGAGTTTGATAATAAAATTACAGAAGCAAATAAAGATTAAAGCTTACCAATAATTAATTTCCTACTGCTAAATTATATGATGTAATGTTGATATAATTTTAGATACGGGAGAATATATGAAAACAATCGAAGAAGCTTTAAAAACAATTGTGTCTGAAAATATTGAAGAAGATGTTCGTGATAATATGTCACGTAATATGGAAGCACTATTAGCAGCTAAGCGCGCTATGAAAGATGCCTATTCAAGGTGCGAGTTTAGTGATGTGCGAGACGTTCAGAATTGAATTGAGTTTGATGTTAGATATTGGGGCGAATGAGAGGGTGATGATGGTTCTGGTGATTATGATTTTCAAACGTTAAGCAGAAAATGAGCTAAGAAATTAGATGATATTGTTGCTGATATAAACAGGCGCTATAATGCGTATATTAGATGGGGTGCGGGTGAGAAAAATTACATCTATTTATCTGTAAATAAAAAAATATCAGAGCAGGATCAGCTAAAAGAAGAGGTTATTGATGAAACATATACCGATAAAGAATTAGATGCTATGGTTGGTAAAGTATTCAATCTTCAAAAAATAGATAACATTTATAGACGTAAAAAGTATGATGACAAGCGTTTGTTTGCACATACCGTTTGCATTAAATGTGGTAGAGAAAAAGCTGTTTTTTTATCTAATCTTATTAATGATCCAGATAAATATGGTTCATGTATTTGTTCAGATACAAATATAGATGCTAAAATTGATAATATTCAAGACCTGTATAGCGGACGCAAAAAGATATCTAGTAACACATCAGGTTATACTGGCGTCTCGTTTGTTAAGACATATAAAGGTGAACCATATAACAAGTGGAGAGCTTATATTGAAGTTGACGGCGTACGAACATATTTAGGCGATTTTACATCAAAAGCAAAAGCAATCAAAGCAAGAAAAGAAGCCGGTGAAAAGGGTATTAAGTGGTATAAAGATAATAGAAATAAATTAATGCGCGACGTAAGACGCAGATCTAAAAAATACAAAACTTCAAAATATAGAGAGACTCAAAAAGTTCGAACATACAAAAAAGCAAAATAAACATAATAGAAGCGTTCACACGCTTCTTTTTTGTCTTATGTTCTTGTATATTTATATCGAAGGAGAATTTTTCATGACAGAAAAAATACAAAGATTGATGCGTGATATTTATAATTTTAAAGTAAATAAAAAGCAAAAAGAATATAATTATGCAGCACTTAAAGCTGAAATTGATGCTCTGGACGCTGATATTGAACTTTTATCCTCAGAACTTTTAGCTGAATTTAATGCTGATAATCAACAGCTGTTAATCTTAGATGATGAAAAAATTGTTGCTGAAAAGTTTACGCGAGAGAATATTGGATATACAAGCGAAGCTGATATATTAAATTATCTTAAAAACAGCTATGGTGGTCAATATATAAAAACCAAAGTAACAGAATCATTAGATAAAAATGCATTGAAAAAAGCGATAAAGACCGATTCAACATTAGCGGGCGCATTAGCTTCTATGACTATAAAATCTACAACTGAATATATTGTTGTAACTGATGTTGAATCTCATCAAAAGATGTTAGAGCACATCAATGAGTCAAAAAATTAATATATTAACAAACAACACAGACGCTGATAAACAAATATATATAATATTTTTTATTCATGTGCAATCTAAAACTATAGTTTTTTTAGCATACAACGCTGATATTGAAGCTATATGTTATGATTCTAATCCTTCTTTGTCTGGGACAAATAATTATAAATTAGCCAAACAATATGAGTCCATCGAAGAAGCTAAAAATGATATATATAAATTAAGATATCATCATCGAGAATTTTTAAAAGTTATTACTGGTATTAAAGGTGTTGATATGTCAGAATTAGATTCAAACAATCAAATAGACATAAAAACTAATATATATCAACTAACTGATCTTGCATAGATAAGTAAAGCAGAATCTATTTTTTAACGTTTATACATTAAAATAATAATCAGATAACAATTCAAGAGATACTTAAGGGAATCAATAGAGAACAGCTGTTTAAATAACTTATAAACATTAAAAATTAAAAAATTGTATAATTATTAAGAAATGGGGTAAATAATATGGATAAATTAAATAATATGGACGAAAAATTTAAAGATAAGGTAGAAGAAAAAGTAGCTGAAAAGCTATCTATAAATTACAAGCTAACAGGTGATTTTACAACCTTTATTGCCAGAGTCGAAGCATTAAATATTATTGTGGCTATCATCAATGCTTTTTTAAGCGAAAGACAAAAAAGTGATAATAAATTATCTGATGCAGAATTAGGAGCTATTCAAGCGGCTGTTAATGCTGAAAATGTTAAAACAGAAGATCTTTTCAAAGCAATTGATGCGGTAATGAACAAAAAGTCAACCTAGGCGTATGGTGATACGACAATTTACATCTGAATATTCATGGTTAAGTAATTTTTATCCTTGTTCCATCTATTATAATAAAAAATATTATTCATCAGTTGAAGCTGCTTTTCAAGCTCAAAAATGCATTAATGATGAAGAGCAAAATCTTTTTATAAATCTTGATGCTGGTAAAGCTAAAAGACTTGGAAAAAAAGTTAAACTGCGACCTGATTGGGAAACAGTAAAAGAGCAAATAATGTATGACCTGCTCTTAATTAAATTTATAAATAATGATGAATTGAAGACCAAATTATTAGCCACTGGTGATGATTACATAATAGAAGGAAACAATTGGGGTGACCGGTATTGGGGCGTATGTCCCCCAGAAAGTGAACCAGGAAAAAATGGTTTAAATCGATTAGGTGAATTATTAATGCTTGTGCGCTCATCTATACGATAATAATAAAATTATAACTGGTTATAAGTCTTAATGTTTTGAAAATATTAAGATTTTTTTTCATTATTCAGTTTAAGTACTTGTATATTATATTGAATTGCAGTAATTTAAGGAGAAATAATTATGAAACAAATCCGTAGAAAAGTCTTTGAAACAAATAGCTCAAGTTCCCACAGTCTAGTCTATTCCAAAAAAGATAGGGGATACAACTATGATTTACCGGTCGATAAAGATGGTGTTTTAACTATCCCATTTGGGGAATTTAGATGGGGTCCAGAAATTTTGACTACACCTATGCAAAAACTGTCTTATTATATTACCGATAATTTTAGTGGGCAGGGTATTGATGTGCAAGAAGTTTACGACACTAAAGAAGCTAAATATTTAATCAGCATTATTAAGAAAAATTGCCCACAAGTTAAAGAGGTGCGATTCAAAGAATCTGAAGAAGATATTGATTTTGGATACGTTGATCATCAAAGCGTGGGAACATCTACCGGAGAACGCGATTTAGAAAAATTAATCTTTAGTAATTCCATTATCATTTTGATTGATAATGACAACAGTGATCATTATGGAAGATATTTTGAATATGATTCAAATGATGACCGAGTTCAACTTCCAAGTGTAGAAAACTTATTCAAATAGAGGACAAGAAAGTTATGAAACAACAAATTAGATGCGGAGTATTCGAAACAAATGGTTCAAGTACACATAGTTTGGTCATGTGTGTTGCAAGCAAGTTTGACAAATGGGTCAAGGGCGAGGTTTATTATTGTGATTCAGCCTGCAGTGATGAAAGAGATGCTGGATTTAAATCAGGTGAATTTTATCCAATAAAAAAAGTAGATTCATATTATGCGGAAAAAGGCGAGGAAAGAGACACCTATAGCTTTATTACTTACGATGAGTTTGCTAACGGTGACCTTGAATCAAGTGAGTATTCTTATACGACGCCTAGCGGTGAGGTTATTAAAGCTGTTGCTAAATATGGATACGATGGTTAATGTATAAATAAAGGAGAAATCTAATGAGGTTCGCTAGATATAAAAACGGTAATTATCTTGTTACGATTGATTTAACAGACGGGACAAAGATAAGACAAAACGATGCTGACACATTTATTCCTGATTTTCCTGAATCTATGGACATAAAAATTACTAATTCTTGCGATATGGGTTGCCTGTGGTGCCATGAAAATTCAGTAAAAAATGGAAAACATGGCGACATTATGAATATTGAATTCATCAACCGATTACATCCATTTACAGAATTAGCTATCGGTGGAGGAAATCCATTAGAACATCCAGACCTAATTCCATTTTTAGAGAAGTGTAAACAGCTGCGGTTGATTCCTTCTATGACAATTAATCAAATACATTTTCAATCAAACTTAGATCTTGTCAGATATTTGGTTAATTCAGAATTGATTTATGGTTTAGGAATTTCTATAGTTAATGTTAATGATAAACTGATTAGTGAATTAAAAGAATTTTCAAACGCAGTTCTGCACGTCATTGCTGGGATAATTAGCATTGAAGATATATATAAACTATCTAACAATGACTTCAAACTTTTAATTTTAGGTTATAAAATATTTAGACGCGGTGCTGATGTGTATACACAACATTCTGAAGAAATTGATACCAAAATTAAAGAGCTTGAGATTCAATTACCCATTATATTAGATGAAAATTGGTTCGACGTCGTATCATTTGATAATTTGGCAATTAAACAATTAGCATTAAAAGATTTGTTATCAAAAGAAGAGTGGGATGAATTTTTCATGGGTGATGATGGGTTCGCAACTATTTTTGTAGATTGCGTAGAAGAAAAGTTTGCTCGCTCATCAACAGCAACTGATCGTTATGATTTAACAGATGATATTAAAGACATGTTCCAGATTATAAGAACATATTAAGAAAGAGGTTAAGTATTATGAGTTTAAATGATTCATTAGGCGATAGAATGAAACACAATTATGAAGAAGTTTCAAAAACAAGACTCACAAGACGAGTTCCCGTAGCTATTAGATTAGATGGAAAGGCGTTTCATAGCTTCACGCGAGGCATACAAAAACCATTTGATATGATATTAGTTTCCGCTATGCAAAAAACAACCAAAGCCTTATGTGAAAATATTCAAGGTTGCGTTTTTGGTTATACTCAATCAGATGAGATTACATTAATATTGCAGGATTATAAATCAATTACGACTGATGCCTGGTTTGATTATGAAGTTCAAAAAATGTGTTCAATTTCCGCTGCTTTATGTACGTATCAATTTAATCGCTTTTTCAAGGAAGAAGTTGAATCATATATTGAGGGTAAAGAAGAAGACGCATATGTTAAAACATTGAAACGTAAAATTAATTCGGTAGCAATTTTTGATGCGCGTGTATTTAATATTCCTAAAGAGGAAGTTGCTAATATGATTTATTGGAGACAAATTGATGCAACTCGCAATTCAATTCAGATGCTTGGTCGAGCTAATTTTTCACATAAAGACCTTGATCATAAATCTTGTTCAATGATTCAAGAAATGTTATGGTCTGAAAAAGGTGTTAACTGGAATGACCTTCCCTCTTACAAGAAAAGAGGTTCAGCTGTAATAAAAAACGCTGATGGAAAATGGTTTATTGATGAGAATATGCCACAAATTATCAATGAAGACAGGCAGTATGTAGAGGGTAGAATTAATTTTTAATTATTCATACACGCCATACTGAAATAATATAAAACGCATAACTTGTATAATAATTATAGTAATAAAATGTGAAAATAAACAAAAGGAGTTTGAATATGGAAATATCTAGAAACAAAGACGGAAAATTTACGTTAATTGTTGAAAGATATGAACTATCTAATATTGCTTTTCATATGTCTAAAGAAGAGGGGATAAGAGACGTTTCCCATGAGTTTAGAATGATTGAAGATTATTTAATTAACTCAGGCTATTTTGCAGATGCTTTTAAATGTGCCCCGGGTGTTTCAAGCAGAGGTAATGACATAGACTGGCTATTAGAAAATTACGCGAAACGCTTAAGTATAGCTACAAACATAAATAAAAACATTAATAAGGAATTGCTTGCAACCTTGTTTGAATGCGTTGTAAACTATTATAACAAAAAGATGGAACGCGTATCTATTAGAACAACATTATTTAATGATCTTACAGATTCACCAAAGAAAATGCTTGACATTATCACCACGGTTATTCCAACGTGTATGTTAAATGATGTTGATGCTGTGAAGGAAGGACTTCAATCTTTTGTTAATAACTTAGAAGCTGATAAACCAAGCTTTGAATTTAATGTCTATGATATTATTGTATTTAAAAATAAAGATGGGGATATATACCAAGATTGCATATGCGCAGTTGAAAAGCCAAATATTTATGGTGTCACATTAGCGTATTGCAATTCGACACATATTGCGGCGGATAAAAACGGTCCTGTGTGGGGGTGGTATATTGATGATAAGGGAATACATTCACACGGAAATATTATAGAAGTTTGGAGAAGAAGCGATGAAAACACCTATAAAAAAGTGTGGAGCAAATAAACAAAAGAAAGAATAGAGGATAAAAGTATGAAGTTAAAAAAGGGTCAGAAAGTCTATTATTTTAAACTGTCAGCACAATATATGGGCGAAATTATCTCTGGAACAATCACCAAGGCAACAAAGGATA